CGCAGTCACACTGATGATTTGTTCACTGGTCCGCTCCTTCGTCATCACAAATCCGCTGAACACCACCGTTCCATCCACGGAAAGCGTCACCTTATCCCCCTCCACAAAATTCACGATGCCATCCCGAACCACCTTGCATTTCAGCCTGCCAGCCTTCCCCATTACACTGGCAAACCATTCCACACCGCCTTCCAGAACCGGCTCATATACATTGCTGCCATGCTGCAGCAAAACCTTCACTTCCAACCCTTGCACCCCCATCTTTTATATTTTTAATACCTGACCGGGATAGATTTTATTCGGATCGCTGATACCGTTCTTTTTCGCGATCTCTTTATATTTCGTTCCATCCCCCAATTGTTTTTTTGCAATATTCCAAAGGCAGTCTCCTTTTTTCACTGTATAAGTGGCAGCAGGTGTTTTTGCCTGCCGTTCCTGCCCCTGCTCCATCAGAATGTTGCCACCGTCCTGTCTTTTCACACTGTAACGGATGCTTTTCGCCGCTTTCCACTCCTTCCAGTGCAGTTCCACCCAGAAGTCCCCTTGTTCGCCGCCTTTTTCTGTCACTGTGTAATCTTCCAGCAACACATCCATATTCCCGCAAAACAACTGGGTCCCATCTGCCAGTCTTCTGAATAAGATCAACTGTACCGGCTTTGCTGCCGCTTTATATTCCTTAAAACAATTCAGAAAATACTCCGGCTCATGGAACCCATCTTCCATCTGCACAAAGCTGTACATTCTTCCCGGCAAAAGCACTGTAAATCGAATTTCCTGCAGCCCAGGCTTCTTCGCCAGATTGATCTCCCCAAAATTCAGGATATAAACTGCTTTGTTCCGATTCCCTGCCTTTATTTCGATTTCAGAAGGTGTCACCGGCAGCAGGATCTGCTTCCCATCCTGCTTCAGATAAATTCGATACATCCGCCTTCACCTCCGTTGATCTCCTCTACTGCCATCCGCAGTCGGTCGTATTCCCCCGCCAGCAGCAGTTTTTTCAGCAGCCGCTCTGCACCGACCACGCCATAGCTGTTCTGCAGTGCTGCATCCTTCAGGTCAGGAAAGACCACGCTTTCCGCCAGCACCGCACCTTCGTATCGCTTCTCATCCTCACCGCATCTAAGCCAGATATCTTCATTTTCCCTCTGGCTCATAGGGCGGATGCGAAAAAGCATCTGCCCGCCGTCTTTTGCAAGTCTCTCCGTCAGAAGGACTTCTCTTTCTCCCCTATCCTTCCGATTTTCTCTGTAAAAACATTCCTGTCCCATAAAACCCTCCCTGCAATTCAAAAAATCATACTGTATCGAATGTATCCAGCAGTTCCACACCACCAAAGGTGAATTTCATTTCTTCCTCCATAGCCGCTTCCTCCACATCCAGTTTGCCGATCAGCATTTCTTCAATGTTCACATCTTTCAGCAGCACCGTCTGTCTGCCTGTTTCCCCCGTAGGGTCTTCGTTTGTCAGCATCAGTTCAAAATAAGTGTCCACACCGTTTTTCATGTAGTCCACCATCACTTCTCTGAACAGACTGCTCACATAGTAAACCATCATGGTACCGGTGCCTTCCCAGCCACCGCTTTTCTGCTGCTTTGCTGTCAGTCCCAGAATAGGGATAGCTGTTCTTGTCTTCTTCACCTTTGCCTGCACATTTTTCACCTGCATCAGTTCGTGTCTTTTCCCGTCAATGATGGCAAAGCAGGTGCCCATCGCACCATTTACGGTATCTTTTGCTCTCAGATAACCCATATCCGCACCTCCTTACACAACTTCTACTTTCATATACAGTTTTTCCATGGCATCCACAGGCTGTACGTTTTCATATACCACCACATCCTGCTTTTCTACGCCTTTTTCCACAGTGATATCATCCGCTGTAAAGTTCTCAATGGCTTCGATCTTCATCAGCTGTTCGTGGTATGCCAGGATCTCTGCTTTCAGCAGATTTCTGCCGTTTGTGTTATTGGTCTGTTTGCCCAGATAATATTTACTGAAAATATTCGCTACATCGTTCGCGATGCTGTCCAGAACCCTTACCACTCTGTTACTGGAAAAATCACTGTTTTTCGCTGTCTCAAAGGAAGTAAAGCTGTTGATATCCCTCAGCACACGCATCTGACCGTCTTCCTCATAAAACAGGAACTGCCCCGTCTGAATGCCTTTGATGTATTCACTCTTTTTCAGTTTTGTATCCACTTCATACTCGCCGTCGTAAACCACATTCGTCAGGCTTTCGTTCACTTCCGCACCGGCTGTTGCCCCTGCTGTCCAGTAAACCAGTTCCTTCGCAGCACCTACAGAGATCACCCCTTCATGATCTGCCTCTGCATAGTCATGCAGCACAGTCACAAACTTCACACCTTCTTCTTCACGCATTCTCTTTGTGAAGTTCACGAACAGCTTCTTTGTTGTTTCGTCGCTGCCGTTATAAACCAATACATTGAAATCTTCCGCTTCTGCTGCCGCCAGAAAATCTGTATAACTGCCGCCTGTCGCTGCAGCCGTTGTGCCGCCCGTCAGATAAACCCCGGCAGCTGCAGTCAAGGCGCCTGTACCACTGAAAGTCACATATTCGTTGTCCTCCAGTTCTTCAATGTTCGCTGCAGTCTGGGTATCTACCATTTCCGTATCCAGATAAGTTTCCACATCAAAATACCCCTCTGCATCTACACATGTTGCAATCGCAACACAAATATCATTCCCGCGTGTCCCGGCATATTTCGCTGTCATCGTCAGATTGCCCGCTGTTGCCTTCGCTTTTTCACCGCCGTTCAGTCGATACAGTCTCACCTTTTCTGCATGCAGGAACAGTTCCCGCATATCCTTCATTTCATCGCTCAGGTAGTCATACCCAAACAGCATCTTGCTGTCCGTACGGAAGTCTGCCGCTTCCACTGTTTTCATGCCCTCTGCACCCCAGTCCAGTTCCATACCGACGCAAACCACGCCTCTTTCGCCCAGGCTGCCCATAGCTCTGGGTCTGGAAACAAAATTGATGTATGCCCCTGGCAGCACCTTATTCTGCACTAAAAATGTGCCTCCGCCTAATGCCATCTCAATTCCCCCTTCTTTCTTCTGTCAAATACGCTTCGATCGCCTTTTTCGCCTCATCCTTCGTGTAATCTCTGTCCTCCAGCACCGCCAGTACCAGATCAGAATGATACCCAAAGGTCTTGCTCTTACTCAGCTGTTCCCTGCTGAACTTATTCTTCTTCATAGCCAACCGCTTCCTTTCCGTTATATTCCAGCCGTTCCATCAGTCCGATTTCTTCTTCATCAAAAATGACGTGGTATTCATATACCACCGTAAATTTCACGCCATCCGCCGTTTTTTCATGCCTCATACCGCTTGCCGCATATTTCTCATCTTCCCCGATGATAAGAAGAATTTCATACAGCCCATCTACAGCCTCGATTCCTTCTGCTGCCGCTGTTTTCATCTCTCCGCAGAAATAATTGATCTCAAGCGTTACTTTTCTCATCGCTCTCCTGCCCATGAGCCGTTTCTGCTCCAGCCCTTTCAGTTCCACCGTAAAGCAAGGCTTTCTCCCGTCCTGTGGAACAAACTGCCCATACACAGGCAGCTGATATTTCTCCGAAATCGCCTGGATGACCGCCTTTCTGATGTCCTCTGTCATACCGCATCTCTCCTTCTCAGCCCCACCGCTTTATGGGTCAGGAAAATCTGACTGTCGCCTGCCGCAAAATACTGCCGTTCCTCGCCGGTTTCCTTTTTCACGAGGATGGTACTCCCCGCAGGGATGGTTTTCGATGCAGGGTAAAGCAGAATGACTGTCTTTTCCATCTGTGCCAGCAGGCCGTTTTCGCTACTTGCCACAGCCTTTTCTGTCAGACGGCAGGGGAAGGAGTCCCCTTCCCCCCGCTGGTGCAATGTCTCGCCCCAATCCGTGCCTTCCTCCATGAAAATCTCCACATAACAGGTGTCCCAGAACAGGCTTTCCACAGCTTTTTTCGCTCGCTCAAATTCTCGCTTCATGCCGCTCCCCCTTTACCAGTCCATCTGTCTGTATCGGTCCAGTTCCACTTTGAAGCATCCCAGCATTTTCTGTTCATCTGTCCCATTCGAATCTCCTGCAAAGGTAATGGAAACATCCCCCTCTTTAATGCTTTTCGCTTTAGAGAAAGGTTCTGCAGCCATGCCGCTGTCCAGTACCATTCCCGCCAGGGAAACACCAACACCGATCAGTTTCTCTGGAAGTTCCGCAATATTGCAGTAGGCTTTCATCATCTCTACACTGCGTCCTGCCGCAAATTCCATGGCGGCAAGGTCGTCATTTCTTAATTCCACGAGTTTCGCCAGAATCTTCTCCTTCATCCTTCCGCCGCCTTTCCTTATTCGCCTACGCTTACCAGTACGCCGTCCATGCCGTTGTCCATGATCCACAGGTCATGATATTTTCTGTAGTCGATCTTCCACGCATTGGCATTCTGGT